CAAAATGGCCAGTGGATGGCGGTTGACGGCGGCGCGCTGAGGATTCGCGTATACGGCGGCGTGGCCACGGCTCACCTTGAAGTTCACCCGGACATGGCGTGGCGGCTCAACGCGATTTTGGCCAGCCTGCACCCGACAGCTATACCGGCCGAGCTGCGGACAAAACCGAAGCGCGCCAAGAAGCTGAAGGACTTCGAGCTGTTCGACAGGCCGCTGCCGTTCGCCGTGGTTGACCTGCTCGCCGGTATGCGCCAAGTCAGCGAAAAGCTGGACGGCTGGCCAGAGCGCTACAAGGACGTGCCGAACGCGATGCGCTTCGACTATGGCCAGCACGACAAGGCCGCAATGGCAGAAGCGGAAAAGGTTCTGCAGGCGCTCGGCGCGACTAAGGTCAGCCACTACTGGCAGTTCGATTACAACCCGGTCGAGGTGCTGGACGCCGTAGTGTGCTCTGGCTGCATCCCTGACCAGAAGTCTCACCAGTTCTACCCGACCCCGGAGAGCATCGCGCTGGCTGCGATTGAGCTGGCACAGATCGATCCGCACCACGGCGTGCTAGAGCCGAGCGCGGGCCAGGGTGGCATTGCCGACCATCTGCCACAGCTGCAAACGACCTGCGTCGAGATCAGCCCGCTGCATTGCGAGATCCTGCGAGCCAAGGGGCACAGCGTCATTGAGGCGGACTTTCTGAAGTGGGCACCAGGCCAGCCAAAGGCCGACCGGATCGTGATGAACCCGCCATTCAGCGAAGGCCGCTGGCAGGCGCACCTGGAGGCAGCCGCTGCACTACTCAAGCCGGACGGACGCCTTGTGGCAATCCTCCCGGCCAGCGCCAAAGGCAAGGAACTGCTGCCGGGCTTCGCGCACGACTATTCCCGCATCTACGACAACGAGTTCGCCGGCACGAGCACTGCCGTCGTGATCCTGACTGCTACCCACAAATGAACGCACCCATCTTCTGCCGCACGGACGGCAAGCGGATCGGCCAATGCGCCTGTTTCCGCTGCCGCCCACCGGAGGCCACATGCGAACCACGATCTGGCTGCACAAACCCACGAACACCCGCTACTACATCGCCCGCAGCAACGGCGCCGCGTTCCTGATGCAGGCGCTGAGCGGCTTTCGCTGGGCCGTAGAGGCTGAACTGAACAATTCGGAACTATGGAGTCGAGTATGAACGACACACTGAAGGCCGCCGGGCGTATCGGCGCTGAGCTGGGGGCTGCGAAGGCTGAGGTGGAGCGGATGCGCGAGGTGCTGAGCCGCATCGCTAACCTCCCCATGTACCATTGCAGCACTGAAAACGATTATCGCCTGTCTGCTGCGAAGGCAATGGCTGTTGCCGCCCTATCCCAGCAGGCCGAGCCCGTCCGCAGTCCTGGGACCGAGGACACGGCGAGCATGGATTCCAATTCTGCGCAAGGGCAATTCACCGCCGTCGACATGGCCACAGCCGCAGCGCAGGGGTTCAGGGATGGGCAGGCGGCAGTAGAGCCAGCCCCGGCGCAGGATGAGCGGGAGAACTGGAACGTCGCGCTATTACAAGTCGCCGTTGTACTGGAAGCTCTGCGGAGCGCAGATAGCGCCGCACGGCTGGCGAATATGAATGCGGGCAAGGTGTTGGGCGAAGCCTACGCGAAGCTGAAGGATCTTCGAGCCGCCCACCGAGCCACCCGCCCCGCGCAGACCGAGCAGCAGCCGGCGGCGTGGGCGCGTCAATGCGACCTTACCGAGACGCGAGAAAAGTTTGCACGCCTGCAGCCATACAGGAGGCCAGGGTATGACGTGCCACTCTATGCCGCCCCCGTCGCGCAGACCGCCCCGCAGCCGGAGCGCTGGCAGGCCGCGTGCGGTGACTGGCGAGAAACCAGCGTTGCCATTCATGGAGAGAAAAGCGGCTATAGGAGGCGTGATATGGAACTTACAGAGAATCAGCACAGGGTATTGAACGAGCTTCGCAAAGTAGGCCGTGAGAACGCGCTTCGCTGGAAGGATAAAGAGCCACACTTGCATAGCTCTGATCTCGAAAGCCTGAGTCGTGGCGATCAGGCCTGCACCTTCGGTATGGGCGGCCTGACTTGGCAGATCGGTAACCGAGTTGGCATGAAAGCCGGCTCCGTGCTTGCAACCTTCAAAGCTCTTGAGCGTAAAGGGCTCGTCCTGCGCGAAACAAAAAACCCGCAGTACCAGCGGCCGCTTTACTGGTGGCCGGTTGGATTGGCCGCCGAGCTACTGGCCGAGCTCACCCCCTAACCCCACCCAAACACACAGCCTGCCGGCGAGAGTCGGCGGGGAGGATTTCGTATGGTCTGTTATCAGCAATACGACAAGGACAGAAAGCCAATCGGCTTCATCTGCGGCGAGCTTGGAGATCATTGCTCGGACTGCGGCGACCTTGGCTCAAACCTGTGCGATTTCCCGGTAGGCGACGGCAAGACATGCGACCGCTTGCTGTGTGATTTCCATGCAAAGCAGGTTGCGCCAGACATTCATTACTGCGCGGCGCACTACGACCAGTGGCGCGAGTTCCGCGATTCCGGCGGAGTTCAGCGCGAGCTGGCCAACGTCATCCCGTTCAGGGACGCCTAACCCCACACGCAGCAGGAGATAGACATGAGCCTAGACGTTTCGCTTTACGACGACGACGGCAGCTGCCTTTACGACGCCAACATCACGCACAACCTCAACACGATGGCCGGCGAAGCAGGAATCTACAAACACCTTTGGCGCCCGGATGAAATCGGCGTGACTAAGGCGAGCCAGCTGATCGAACCCTTGCGCGCAGGTCTGGCTCAGCTGGTCGAGCGACCGAGCCACTTTGAACAGTTCGACTCACCTAACGGCTGGGGTCGATACGTCCACTTCGTACCGTTCGTGGCACGCTACCTGGAAGCGTGCATTGCCAACCCTGACGCGATCGTGCGGGTAAGTCGATAGGAGATAGACATGCACACAGACAAGGGGAGCGCAGCCCGCGCAGCAATCGAAGCAGCCGGCGTAACGGCGAGGGGGTGAGGGATGGCCAGATATCAGACCATCAAGCGATTTGCAGAGGCAACCGGCTACACTGAGCACGCAATCCGGTCCAAGCTCTCGAAAGGAGTCTGGCCCCTGGGCGAAGTCTGGATCAAGGCGCCAGACGGGCATGTGCTGATCAGCGTGGAAGGGTACGAGGCATGGGTGGAAAGCGGAATGGAGTCCGGCGCGCGTCGGCGTCCAGCATTGAAATCAGTTTCATGTATGAGGGGGCGCAGTGCCGCGAGCGTCTCCCACTTGAGCCCACCCCCGCTAATCTAAAGCGCGCCGAGAAGCACAAGGCAGCAATCGAGCTTGCCATCTACAACGGCACCTTCGACTACGCAGCGACTTTCCCCAAGTCAAAGCGCGCCGTAAAGCTCGGGCATCAGACCGGGTTGATTCCCCTCTCCGACTATCTCGAAAAGTGGCTGGCCAGAAAGGAGGCGCATCTCAAGGCGTCGACCCTGGACGGCTATCGCAAGATCATCAGCGGCGTACTGGTGCCGAGGCTGGGCACCGTGCCGCTGGTGGCGCTGACCCGCAAGATGGTACGGGATGAACTGGCGAAGATGGACGCCTCGAACAAGCGGCTGGCCAACGTGCAAAGCTGCCTGCGGTCGGCGCTCAATGATGCGGTCGATGATGAGCTGATCGAAGCGAACCCGCTGGCCGGCTGGACCTACTCGGTAAAGGGCAAGCCCAAGGCGGAAGACGAGATCGATCCGTTCACGAAGGAGGAACAGGCGGCGATCTTGGCGGCGGCAACCGGGCAATACCGGAACCTGCTGCAGTTCGCGTTCTGGACCGGCCTTCGCACGTCGGAGCTTGTGGCGCTGGAATGGGGGGATATTGACTGGCTTCGGGGGGAGGCAAGGATTAGCCGGGGGCTGACCAAGGCGGCCAAGGAGGCGGAACTGCCGAAGACGGCGGCAGGTTTGCGGGATGTGAAGCTGCTGCCGATGGCGCTGGCCGCGCTCGAAGAGCAGAAGGCACACACCTATATAGTCGGCGGGCCGGTCTTCCATGATCCGCGATACGGCAAACCCTTTGACGGCGACCAAGCTATCCGGAAGTCATTCTGGATTCCGACCATCCGTAAGGCAAAGGTGCGGTACCGTAACCCGTACCAGACCCGACACACTTACGCATCGATGATGCTGTCAGCGGGCGAGCATCCAATGTGGGTAGCAAAACAAATGGGGCACAGTAGTTGGGTGATGATCGCCCGCGTCTATGGCCGATACATTCCGAACGATGGCGACACGTCGGGCAGCAAGGCGGCGGAGCTGTTCGGGACGCCGGTTCAAATCCCTAATGAGGAGTCAGCATGAGCATTCAACTTTAGCATGGCCGCTACTACGCTCGACGGGATGGCCGTATTGTCGGGCCAGTGATAAAGATCTGCGATACGGTATGGGACTTTTGGATTCCCAGCGACGGGTTCAGGCCGTATCTGCGCAGCGGCAAGACCGGCAGCCCATCCGGCTGGATAGATTCCGAGGCGGACCTTGTTAGCCCCGCTCTGGACGCTCAATAAGGCGGAAGAGACAGCCGTTTCAGCAACATTTCAGCAACCACCACGCTACAGCCCAATGATTCCGCAGCATGACCGGGGGTTCAAATCCCCCCGGCTCCACCAAACAAGCCCCAAAACACGGGGCCTCTAGCGAAGAAGGTTGCTAAAAGTAGCTGAAAATATGTCCAGGTTAGTCGGGGTTTCAGCAACATTTCAGCAACCTTTTTTGCTACCCATCTCAGCCCGTCCGGGCAACTCTAATTCCCCTTCACCGCGTCATAAGCTTTCTCACACGCAGACCCAGCTATTCCTCGCTCGTCGGCGACTCGAGCATAGAGTTGAGCAGCCTCTCCAACCCGGCCGAGCAGGTCGGCTCGCACTCGGGCGGCGCTTTCGGCTGCCTGGCTAAGCTGGGCAGTGATGGCATTGCCGGCGTCACGACTGCGCTGCTCAGCTGCGGCGAGGCGCTGCTGCAGGCGCTCAAGAGCACTACCAGCGCGCTCAGCGTCAGTACGCGCTGCAGCCAGTTGTTCCTGGGCTTCCGCATCTGCTTTCTCCGTTGCGGCTTGGCGCCGCTGGTTTTCCTGAATGAGCGCCATAGCGGCGCGGCGGTCGCGCTCGCTGACTTCGGCGCGGTAGTCGGCAAGGTCGGCCTGTGCCTTCGAGGCTACAGACTGCGCCGATAGCACCCTGATCTGTTGCCCACCGGCTACAACGGACAGGGCAAGGAGCCAGTAGGACCAAGTAGGGACCAACTTGAGCCAGGCGGTCATGTGACCTCCTCCATCGCTTGCGCATACAGCGCGTTCCAGGTGTGGCGATGAGGTTTTCCGGGCCTCCATACCCTCAAGTACAGATCCCACGCGCCTTGCTCGTCGCCAATGGCTGGAAGCGGCTTCGGATCGGTCCACAGCAGCAGTCGAGCAAAGGCCGCAGCAAGAACATCATCGTGCTCAAGCGCGGCATAGACGGCGCTCTCTGTCGCGATGACGCTACGTGCCCGACACACGGCCTGCGCATGTTCGCGACTTGAGTGATGGCGCAGCACGCCGCGCACCCCGCCGCCCTGCTCGAATTGCCAAAAACCTCTTGCCGGCCCGCCGATCTGGCGACGGTGCTCAAACCGGGATTCCTGCAGGCCGATCGCGAGCATCTGCACCTCAGCCGCCTGACTATTCATCCGCGCAGGCAGCAGCGCGAGAGCGGGCGCTATGGCTCGCTCCCGTAGTTCAGAGAGGATCATGGGGATTCCTTAGGCAGAAAAAAGCCGCCGACTGGCGGGGCTTCGTGCTGTCACAGTGCGGAAATAATGAAGGCCAGCAGTTCCTCATAGCGGACGCCGTAGCGGTTACCTGCTGCCCGATAGGGTGTGACTACCTCGCCTTCATCGGTGGCTACTTCAGCCTGTTCCGGCCACTCGTCATAGCAGAGGATGGCGTAATGCTCGGCCACAAGCCCTTGAGCCTCGAACGCAGCCTTTACGTCCTGAGCGATGACGCCGCAATGAATCCGCGCGCCGTCACCCTTCTGCTCAACCGCATCGTTGAACTTGAAGCAGCGCAGCAGCCCCTTCAGGCGTACAGCAACGGCGCGTTCAGCCTCAGACAGCTCACGAACCTCCCGCTTCTCACGGGCGTCCGACGTGTTGATTGTGCCAGTGCCGGCGTAGATCGTTTTAAAGCGGTTTGTTGTGTGTCCGAGATTGAGCAAGTTGTCGGAACTCGGAATAAACGCGCCGTTGCCGCCATAGAAAGTGTCAGCCTCAACCAATACCCGCTGCGTATTGGTATTGCGCGTCGATGACATGCCGGCTGCACCAGCAGGCGCTTGCAGATCAGCCGCCCCGTTTAAATCTCGAACCTTGTTTCCGGCTTTCGTAACATACTCAGGAGCAGTTACGCCAAGTCCCGACGTGTAGGTCACCGCCCCGTCGTTCACGGCGGTGGCGTTCAGCGCGCCCACAACAGTGGCTATTCTCCCGCGAAAATCTACCTTGGCCGCTGCCGACGCCTGCGGGCAGTGATTGATGATGTGTGTGTTCGCGCTATAGCCAAGGTCGATATCTACCGCCGATCCGTTCAATGTGTTGCCGATACGCGCGAAGCTCTCGATTAGCAACCCTCGGTTCTGGTAAACCGTGGCGTCGTTAGATACCTGAATAAGCGAACCGTCATATCCTGCCGCCATATCCCACGCGCTTACGCCAGAAATGCGGGTATGCGAGGTGGCCTGTAGCGCAATCAGACCGCCAGAGCATACTTCAAACGTCAGGCCGTCAAAGCTGTTGTTAGTCAGGTAGACACCATTCGCCATGCCCATGAGGCGGATTGCCGGTCGCCCTCTGGATTGAGTCAACCAGAAGTTGCGGAACGTGTTCTCGTTAATCACTGTGTTCACGGCCAGCATGTCGATAATCGGGGCCGTGCGCGCTACGTTATCAACGATATACTCACCGCCCTCGAACACGCACGAGTAAGTGCCTGCCCAGTCAACGCCGATAGTGCCGGTGTTGTAGAGCATCGCCACGCATGACCTGTTCGTGGCGCGGGTGTATAGGTAAAGATTGATGAACCGGCAACGAACTGCGCCGTATTTGATATTGATGGCGTGGCCGGTTGTGGCGGCGATGCTGATGTGCTCTATGCCGCAGTCGTAGATAACCTGCGTGCTTGAGTAAACCAGTGCGTCGCCTGCGCCCTTGTTGTCGATGCGTGCGCCGACATTCGTCCCGGCTCGCGTAGGCCGCTCACCGATCAATCGGACCGGCCCGTCAACGATTACCGGACTCTGTGTGGTGTAAGTGAACCCCGCCGGGAAATAAACGACGCCTGCAGTGGAGTTGACCGCCGCCTGAATAGCCGGCTGCCAGTCCCACGTCGAGGGGTCGAGCGCATCGGGCTTGCTGGTAATGAGCCCGGCAAACTCCCAAATGTTCCGCCACTGAGCGGAGAGCATCCCGCCAACGGTTGTGATGGCGTCGGCCAATGCGGAACGTTCATAGCCGACCATGGAGCCATCCCCGGTCGCCAGCTCCTGCCGCAGCGAGTCATCAACCCGGATAACGAACTTTTCCTCGTCATCAGCCCACACGCCAGACAGTGATGCCGGGAACGTCGCGGGCAGCTTGATCGCGTAGAGGATGCCTGGAGTCGATGCGCGCTCAATCAACTGAGTCGGCCGCAGCACAGTGAGCGGCGAGCCGTCGACGTATTCCAGGACTTCGGGCTCGAAGCCGGAAGCGGCCAGGAACGCAGCGAAATCAGCCTCCATCCCTGCCCAGCTTTTGCGCGAAACACCAAGGCGGTCCGGGTAAGAGTGCTCAGT